TCGGCTTGGAATACGGTTGACCATCAAGTGGTAGGCAAGACAGCGCCGCCATCCGACGTTACAAACCTAACCGGCAACCTTATCGGCAATCAGTACCTGCTGACATGGGACGCTGTGCCTGACCTTGATTTGTCTTACTACCGCGTGCGCTATGCGTCACCAGATAGCGGTGGTAACTATGAGAACTCGGTTTCACTTGTGCCTAAGGTTTCCCGCCCTGCTACGTCGGTATTTGTTGCCGCGCGTAGCGGAACCTACTTTGTAAAAGCCGTGGACAAGCTGGGTCTGGCCTCGCTGAACCCGACGACCATTGTGCTCGATAGCAACATCAGCGCGGTCGAAGCGTTAAACGTGGTGACAACCATCAACGAAGCGCCTGACTTTAACGGCACGTTTGACGATACGGTAGAGTTGGATGATGACGACGCCTTGGTGCTAAACACCAGCCTGTTGTTTGACGCGCTTACGGGTAATTTTGACGATGCTCAGGGCTTATTCGATGGCGGCTCAGGCAACGTAGATGCAAGCGGGTTTTACTACTTTGCCAATACGCTTGACCTTGGGCAAGTTTATATCGCTCGATGCACAGCGAATATCTCAAGCATCCGCGTGGATTACGTTTCCTTGTTTGACGCCGCCGCTGGCAACTTTGATAGCCGAGCCGGTGACTTTGATGGCGACGTAAACGCCTTTGACGATACCGACGTGCAAATTGAGGCTCGCATTACCGAGGACGACCCCGCTGGTACGCCTACATGGTCAGCGTGGCAATCGTTCTCAGTTACTGACCTCAAGGCTCGCGCAATCGAGTTTCGCGCCAAGCTAACAACAACCGATGACCAGGCCACGCCAAAGGTTACGCAATTAAGTGTGACGGTTGACATGGCAGACCGAACCGAGTCAGGCGACGATATAGTATCTGGGGCTGGCGCTAAAGTAATTACGTTTACCCGTGGGTTTCGGGCTACACCGGCAATCGGTATCGGGGCGCAGGATATGCAGACGGGCGACTACTATGAAATCACCTCAAAGTCGCGCACGGGGTTTACAATAACCTTTAAAAATTCATCTGATACGGCAATTAGCCGGAGTTTTGATTATGTAGCCAAGGGCTACGGAGTGGAGTTATAAGTATGTCACAGCACGATATGAACATTGCGAACCAAGGCTTTCCGGCCTTTCGCGCAGACCTAAACAACGCACTCGCTGCCCTTGCTAGTACATCGGCTGCTGACACCGAGCCAAGCACCATATTTGCCAACCAGCTATGGATGGACACCGCGAACAACATCCTAAAGGTTCGCAACGAGGCTGATGACGCATGGATTAACCTTGCCACGTTTGACCAAACAACCAACGCGGTCACATACATCGATGGGGTGGAGTTAGCCAAGGTCATCGTAAGCGATGCCGTGCAGACGTTTACAGCCGCCCAACGCGGTGCTGTTGCTACGCTATCCGAGACCGCCACAATCGCGGTTGACTTGGCATTGAGTAACAACTTCACGGTTACGCTTACAGGCACGGCGACAGCCGTAGGCGCACCAACTAATGCGGTGGCTGGTCAGAGTGGCTCAATCTTTATCGTGCAAGATGCGGGTGGCGGCAATATTCTTAGTTGGAATACAGCGTGGAAGTGGGCTGGTGGTACTGCGCCTACCCTGAGCACGGCTGGTGACGCTGTTGACCGTGTTGACTACATTGTCAAAGGTGCAAGCGAGATACAAGCCGTGTGGACTGGAGGTTACGCAGGATGAGCATTATTGGTTCAAACATCCTAGCGGGTGCATCGGGTCAAGTTGGTGGTGGTGCTGGCTACACTATTGAGAACTCCCTGCGCTTACGGTCAAGTGCGTCTGCTTATTTGAATAGGACTTTTGCATCCGCTGGAAACCGCAAGACATGGACGTGGAGTGCTTGGGTAAAACGTGGGGCACTTGGTGGAAATCAAGCGCTTTTTGAAGGTGGATGGGCAACAACTCCTTGGCTTTTCTTTGGATTTATTAGTGACAATTTTTACTTCTCGACTACGGCTGGTGTCAGTGCCGCAGGTGAATTAAAAACTAATGCAGTATATCGTGACCCCTCTGCTTGGTATCACATTGTCATTAAAGTAGATACGACACAAGCAACGGCATCAAATAGGGTTGGAATTTATGTGAATGGGGTTTTGCAGACAATTCAAGTGGCAAACTATCCGTCACAAAATACAGATTTACAAGTCAACAATTCTGTTGCTCACCAACTTGGCGGGTATTCAACTTTAAATTTTGACGGATACATAACCGAAGTCAACTTCATTGACGGTCAACAACTAGACCCATCATCCTTTGGCGAGTACAACGAAGACACAGGCGTATGGCAACCTACCGAATACGAAGGCACATACGGCACTAACGGCTTCTACCTGCCCTTCAGCGATGCAACTAACACGACAACGCTGGCGGCTGATGCAAGTGGCAACGGCAACGACTGGACACCTAACAACATTTCGTTGACCTCTGGTGTTACTTACGACAGCATGACAGACACACCCACGCCTTATGCGGACGGTGGAAATTATGCTGTGTTGAATCCGTTGCATAAATCCGCTAACGCAACTGTGTCAGATGCAAATCTAAAGATTCGTTCTGCCGTCACAGGACAAAACAACTTTGCAATAGCAACAATTACATTACCAACAGACAAAGTTTATTTTGAGGTTACGGCTGGTAATAATACTGGTGCAATAGTAGTTTGTGAAGTGGGCTTAGTAGTACCTACAACGCAATCCTTTGCTGGAACAAACAGCGGTATTCAATGTGTCAACGGCGGTTTAAACAAGATTGTTAATGGTGTATATACCTCAATTGGTGGTGGTCTTACTACTGGGACGGTACTTGGTTTTGCTTACGATTTAGTCAATGGATTGATGACCATTTACAGAGATGGCACCGCCGTTGCAACCGACGAAACGATACCAACAACATTTAGGGCGGTTCTTGCTAGTGTTTACAGGGATACTGCAAACGATGTCGGATGGGAGTTCAACTTTGGTCAACGCCCATTCGCCTACACACCACCCACAGGCTTCTTGCCTTTGCACGCGGGTAACTTGCCAGACTCGACGATTGTTAGCGGAGATGACTACTTCAAGACATATTTGTACATTGGCAACGGTGGTGGTTTGCAGGTGGGTGAGATTCAGAAACCGTTTACAACTTATGAAGTTTCAAACAGTTTACGCCTAAGAAGTTCTGCGTCTGCTTATTTGAATAGGACTCCTGCAACCGCTGGAACAAGAACCAAGTTTACTTTTTCTGCTTGGGTTAAACGGGGGCAATTAGGAACTAGACAAAGCATTACGGCAGTTCGCCAAGGAACTTCAGATTATTTTATTTTAGAATTTCAAGCTAATGACACATTGAATCTAATAAGCACAACGAGTGGCGCAGTAAACACAAACCTGATTACATCACAAGTTTTCCGCGACCCGTCTGCTTGGTATCACGTTGTATTTACTTATGATAGTACTCCAGCTACGCCAAATGCTTCTAGCGTGTATTTATCTATAAATGGAACAAAAGTAACATCTTTATCAACAGCAACTTATCCAAGTCAAAATACTAATATTTATTATAATGTGTCTAGCGTCGAGCATGATATTGGACGGTTGGGTAATTTAACTTTTTACTTAGATGGGTATTTAGCTGAACTTAATAATATTGACGGTCAAGCCTTAACCCCATCAGACTTTGGCGACTACGATGGTAACAACTACTGGGTTCCTAAAGCCTACACAGGCACCTACGGAACCAACGGTTTTTACTTGGACTTCAGCGACACGACAAGTACGGCTACCTTGGTTGCAGACCAAAGTGGTGCGGGTAATGATTGGACTCCAAACAACATTAGCCTAACCGCTGGTGCGACCTATGACAGCATGGTGGACTCGCCTACGCCTTATGCGGATGCTGGAAATTACTGCACATTAGACCCACTTTTTGGTAGGGCTGATGCTGGTGGCGCTTACGGGACAACAAATGGTAACTTAACTGGAGCCAACATCGGTGCTGGTGGTTGGGCTATGCTAGGCTCAACTATGTTTATTCCAGCCGCATCTGGAAAATATTATTTTGAATGTACCGTAGGAGCAGCCCCACAAACGATGTCCGTTGGTGTTCAAAAAGCAGGTACTCCTTTTGCCGCACCTTACATTGTCGGGTACGCAGGAGATGCAAACGGCTATTCGTATGCGAATGACGGATATAAGTTTAACAACGGGAGTTCGGCTTACGGCACTACTGCCACAGTTGGTGATGTTATTGGTGTAGCGATTGATGCCTCTGGCGCAACATCGTCTATTGAGTTTTATAAAAATGGCACTTCGATGGGGGTAGCTTTTACGGGGATTAGTGGTGGTTTGATGCCTGCCTTATCGACTACCGCAGGAGCGGGGAACTGCAATATGAACTTCGGTCAACGCCCATTTGCATATACACCGCCAACGGACTTCAAGACACTTAACAGCTTCAACATTCCTGAAGTAACTGATGACTTGGAAACGCCTGACTTGGTGTGGATTAAGTCAAGAAGTGCGGCGCAAAGCCATACTCTGTTTGATAGTGTGCGTGGTGTACATAATTACTTAGAGTCCGACGATACGGCGATTGAGGCAACGGATGTTAACTCTTTGCTTCAGTTCAACAAGAACGGATTCCTGTTAGGGGCTAGCGCGGCTGTTAACACTTCTGGTAATACTTACGCTGGTTGGGGTTGGAAAGCTGGTACAGCCTTTAGCAATGACGCAGGAACAAACGGCGCAACCATTGCAAGCGTGGGGTCGGTGAATCAAGACGCTGGTTTCTCGATTGTGACTTATACGGGTAATGGGACTTCTGGTGCTACTGTTAGCCACGGCTTGAGTGTTGCTCCATCTTTGATTCTGCCAAAAGTAACGTCAAGGTCTGGAGACAATTGGCACTGTTATCACAGCGCATTGGGTGGAACTAAAGGAATTATTTTAAACGTACCGAATAAAGAAGCTACTGACGCAGGGTTTTGGAATAACACAAACCCATCAAGTAGTGTATTTACACTTGGAACATATAACGTTTTCAGCGAGCAGGACTATGTAGCCTACTGTTTCGCCGAAGTAGAAGGGTATAGCAAGTTCGGTAGCTACACGGGTAATGGGCTTACTGACGGGATTTTTGTGCATCTGGGATTTAAGCCAAAGTTTATTTTAGTGAAATGTTCTAGTAACGCTTTTGACTGGCACATTACAGATACAAGTCGCTCAACATATAACCAAGCAGACACAGTATTGTTTCCTAACTTACCTAACCAAGAAGCTAATGGCACTGGGTATTACTATGATATTTTGTCCAACGGATTTAAATGTCGAAACCTTGGAGCCGCCACAAACGGTAGTGGCTATACATACATCTACATGGCCTTTGCCGAAAATCCATTCAAGAACTCACTCGCACGATAAGGAAACATATGTACAAAGTAAACAACAAACCACTCCCACTCGACCGTGCCTTCACGCTGGGTGACATTCAATACCCTGCAAACTGGCTACGCAGGTCAACAGCTATTGCACGACTAGCCTTGGGTATTACATGGGAAACTGAACCAACCCGTGCCGATGACCGCTTCTACTGGTCAGGCGACATCACTAACCCCAAGGCATTGGAAGACCGTGAGGAGGTCGACGAAGACGGCAACCCCATGTACGTCAAAGTGCTGGGTGAAGTTGACGGTGAGCCTGCAATGGTGGACAGCGATGAGCGTCTGGTCGCTAAGGGCTTGAAGTCCAACTGGATTGCTCAGGTCAAGGCTACCGCTGGAACAATGCTGGCTAGTACTGACTGGATGGTTATTCGCAAGGCAGAGCGTGACGTGGCTATCCCAGAGGCCGTGGTTACAAGCCGTGCGGCGATTGTGGCAGAAGCCGACCGACTTGAAGCGGCGATTAAGTTGTGCGAAAATGTTGAGCAACTGATTGCCGTTGTGAGCGCTCAGAACTGGGAAAATTAAACCATGTC